TTATTTTAATAGGGCTATTGTATCACGTAACTGTTGAATCGTCTTGTGATTATAGACCCTGTTCCCCACGTCTTTAGACTTATGACCCATTAACATATCAATACATTTCCGGTTACCTTTGGCATTGTCAAGATTGGTTTCAAAGGTGTGCCGGGCTTCATGCGGTGTCTTGTCTGCACCGATTTTATTCATGACTTCATTCCAACATTCATAATACTTATTTTGACTGAATTTCTTATCTTCAAAAGTGAACAGGTAAGTGTTACCCTGATCAACCAAGTCTTTTATAAATGGTTTGATTCGTTCATGTACCGGAACAATACGACCTTTACCGGATGCGGATTTTATACCGCCTTGAAAATACCATTCTTCAATGTTGACCTGTTCTGTTTTCATTCCCAACAATTCCTGCAACCTGAACCCGGTGTAAATGTAGATCAGTACAGTGTTCACCCAAGGTTCATCTTTTATTTTCCAAAGTGCATCAACCTGATCAGGTGTGAACGGTGATCTGTTCGTTTCCGGTACTGGTGGGGCGGTGGTGATTTGTGAATACATTTTATCTATCAGGTCAATTTCAAATGCGAACCTGTCAAGATGTCCGAATAGATTCTTGATAGCCCATTGTGTACTGTAAGCACAACCGCAGTTATCAATGCAGTCCTGCATCTGATAAGATTTCATTGACCTATATTTTACACCGTAGTATTTTGAACAGTGCTTAAATGCTGCCCTTAATGATTGTTGGTTCGATTTTCCCAATTTAGGCATCTTGATTTTTGACCAACGCTGATACAGGACTGCAAGCGTGATCTTTTCCCGGTCAATATCCCAAGGGTTGTTGTTATATTCTGCCAACAGTATATTTGCTTTTTCTTCTGTTTCAGCGTACCCAATAGGTACTTGTTTTGAATGTGATTCTTCATCATACACAGTGACCTTTATACACCAAGGTCTTGACCTGTTTCCTTTTAGCTTGGTTACACATCCGTAACCGTTGGGGTTTCTTTTTCCCATAAGATCATTCCTTTCATTGAAACCTTAAGGAATGAATGATATAATGGTTTTTGCATAGTCCAAATCATTTCATTCCTTTGGTTTGGTTTTGCCTGACCCTGACCGCTGCAACGGTTGGGGTCTTTTATTTACTGGTTACACTTGGTTACGCTTTAGTTACGGTTTAGGTTACAGTTATATTACCTTGATTTACAAGGCGGTTACACTTGTCTACGGTTCGTTACAAGTTCTTTATATAACGCTTATATGAATAAAAAAAATAAAAGTAAAATATATAAGATATAGATTTTAAGTGTAACCGTAACCAACTGTAACCGTTAAAGTTGAACGTCACCTGTCGGTGTTGATTCTATGTGTGCAAGTTCTTTCAACTTTTTGGATAGCTTAAGACCTTTGTACATTCTAGTATCTTCAAACTGTATATATTTATCTTCACCATCTGAACTGGTGTAACTGATGATGAAATACAGGTGTGTTTTCTTTTCTGTCTTTGTACCTGTACCGGATGTAGCACCAACTATTGCACCAATACCGCCAAATATTACACCACCAACTACAGCCCTACCAATCACAGACTTTGGTTTTTGAATAAGTTCAGTCTTTCCACCATAGAACACATCTGTAATCTGATCATAATTAAGTAACAGCTTGCGTTTCTGCATTGAGGTAATTTCTAAATGGTCATCATACAACGCAACGTCATACATATAACCTTTTGAAAAACCTGCAATATCTTCCTGTAACTGAAAGTAGTCACTAATGATAGAACCTTTTGTACTTCTTAAAAATCCCATGATCAACCATCCTTTCTAAAGTCTACAATTATAATATTTTCCTGATTTTCCCAAACTTGGTATATTATGCCATTTTTTGAGCATCCCTTTTTACAGGTTCGGTGTATTTTGGTAATGCAGCAGTATCACGAAGTTCTTCCATGATTTTGTTTTTACCTGCTTCATTCAGTTTTAAATATAACTGAACAAGTTCATACACGTCTGAACCATATTGATTTTTAATAAGATCAGTAACGTCATGTTTTTCTTTTGGTTCATCGTTTTTCTTTTCAGACCAACCCATAATATAATCTGTCGTAGTTTCAAGTGCATCTGCAATCTGTTTGATCTTAGATTGTCTTAATTGTTGTATGTCAAGTTCAATCTTATTTATGGATGATTTACTTTTATAACCAATCCGGTGTGCAAGTTCTTCCTGTGACATTCCCAATTCTTCACGTCTACTTTTTATACGTTGACCTATACTCATTAAGATTACCTTCCTTTCCTTGTTTATAAGTAAAGAATACCATGAAATAGATTAAATATCAACTTTTTTCAAGTTTTTTCAAAATAACTGTTGACATTCTATCTACCATCATGTATTATGATGTCAGTAGATAAAACATCTACTTCAAAAACAAAGCAAGTAGGAAATGCAGGGTAAGCGTAAGGGGCTGCATTGTGAAGGTTGGTGACCTACCGTGATGAACTGAAAAAGATTCAAAGTAGCGGTTTGAGCAATGTGTATAGACAGTAACCCGGTAAAATGTACTGAAAATAGGGATAAGAGTTGAACAGGTGCAAAGTGAATAAGTAAATTGTGAAAGTTCAGGGTTGACCAACAACCACACCAAGATTATTGACTTATCAAATGAACAGGTACTAAACGAGATGACACAGCACTTTGTTTTTGAATCCGTTCCCGGTTACTCACCCCATCCATGATGACTGGGAACGAATACAATAACCTGTTGCAGCAGGTAAAAACCAAAGGAATGGAAGGAAGGTTTGGACTATGAAATTAAATAAAGAAAAATTTTTGAAGTCAGAACTTGGTGGAAATTTACAGGAATGTGTGACCGCTTGGGATCACTGGTTGACAGAACTTAGAAAATTTAATATTGATACCGTTGGTCAGAAATACAGAGAAACAAGAAAAGCTGCTGACTGGTGTCAGGCACAGTGGGAAGTATTTCAGACGGTAATGCGTCAGTTTTATAATATAGAATATCATTTCAGCAGAACAGACGAATATTTTGGTGTATGTACAGAAGATGAAATGGATTGGCTGTTCAAGGTAGAAAGAGAGGTATAAGACATGAGTTTAATGAATTATGGTTACAAGAAAGAAGAAATTCAGATTAGAAAAATGACAATGGCTGAATTAAGACTTGGCATTGTTCAGGAACTTCTTAAGAAAAATTACAGATATGTGAACATCAGATTAGTGAATACAACTTGTGGTGATGTAGATTCATACAGATCAACAGAAGATTTTCTTATGGCAGGTTACAATGAGGGCTATGAGATCGAACTGATTCAAGTAAAAGAAGTTCTGTATTATGAAGAATCAGAAAAGTGTTCAAAAATTAGAATAGTTATTTTGATTAGAGAGTGTGATGAATAAGCCGAAACGGTCAGCAATGACCGTCTACCGGAAATGACCGCCCGGTACTGATGATGGTAGGTCAAAAATAAGATAGCAGTTCTTTTATAAGTGTTGTCTGTTATGTGATGGTTGACAGGTTTTGTTCAGTTTTAATGTGAAACTGTTCAGCGGTTCATAGAAACACGCTATAAAAATTCTATAGTAGGACAGCAAGTTTACAGATTTTAGTGTGAAATCTGATAAGGGTTTCTTGGTGTGTGATTCCCTGAAAAATAAAACCACCCCATAACAGGCAACATTTATAAAAGGGCTGCTAATCGGAAAGGAAGGTTGTGCAAATGAAGAAAGTAATTGCAGGTTGTATTGATCTGATGCTTGAATTTGATTCTGCATCTGAACTTGATCGTTACATTGCTGATATTGTAGCAAAGAAACAGGAATACAGCATTGTAGAACGTAAGGAATTACCGGGTGACAGAATCATGATCAGAATACACAGACAGTACAATAAAAGCCCATTCCCAACAACAGAAGGTGGTGAGAAGTAATGACAAACACAACACTGTTAAGACAGAAAATTGATGAATCCGGGTATAAGTTGCAGTTCTTGGCTGAAAAATGCGGTTTAACTTATTATGGATTGATGAAGAAAGTCAACAATGAAACAGAGTTCAAAGCGTCTGAAATTAAAGTGTTGAAAGAACTTTTGAAGTTGACGAATGAAGAAGCAAACAAGATTTTTTTTGCCTAAAAAGTAGATAATTTATCTACCACCAAAGGAGTGAAACAAGATGACATTCAGTGAAAAGTTAAAACAGGCTATGCAAGAATTACACCTGAATCAGCGTCAGGTGTGCGGTATGACTGGAAAAAGTAAAGGGTCTGTCAGTCAGTACCTTTCAGGTAAACAGATACCGTCAGATGATGTTCAGAGTGCTATTGCAGTAGCACTTGGACTTGAATCAGATTACTTTTCAAAATCTGATGAACAGGTGGTTGTACTTCCAACTGCTGAATTAAGAAATGGGGTAATTCCACGATTAGATGTGGAAAAGGCTGCAAAGCTGTTACAGATGAACCACAACACAGTTCGTAAGGGGCTACAGCAAGGGGTTTTCCCTTGGGGTTATGGTATTCATACATCTGATAACAGATGGGTGTACTTCATCAACGCAAAACGTTTTGCAGAGATCGAAGGAATTACAGTATAGAAAGTGAGGTTTAATAACATGAAAAAATTTGAATTTACAGGAGAAACCAAGACAATAAGTTTATTTTTTAGAACAGCTACACTTCACAGAATCAGAGCGGTAGCAGAATTTGGTCTTGTCAAAGTCGGTGATCTTGGCGGTTGGATTGAGAAAGAAGAAAATCTTTCCCATGAAGGAAAGGCTTGGGTTTGCGGTGATGCCAAGGTTTGCGGTGATGCCAAGGTTTGGGGCAATGCCGAGGTTTGCGGTGATGCCAAGGTTTGCGGTGATGCCAAGGTTTGGGGCAATGCCGAGGTTTGGGGCAATGCCAAGGTTTGGGGCAATGCCAAGGTTTGCGGTGATGCCAAGGTTTGCGGTGATGCCAAGGTCTTT